CGCCTGAACGGCGGCAAGGATGCGGCCGTCGGCGACAGTCGGGATCGTGGGGAAGGCCACAGCGGCCCGTACCTACTCGTCCCAGACGATGTAGCAGTCGCAGATCTGACCGGTGCCGGTCGGGGTGATAATCCCCACCCCGTTGCCGGTGCCGTCGGGGATCACGAGCCCGTTACCACCGAACGTCCAGATGATCCCGGCACCGACCGCTGCGCCGAGCGACGCCTGACGGACGACGCCACCCACGCCGCCGTCACCGACGTGGCCGGCGAACACGGTCGCCTCTGCGACCGACACAGGGTCGTCCTCGGAAACCTCGGCGAGCCCGGCGCCAACGTTCGTAGCGGTCGTGAACCGGGCCAAAGCCACCGCGAGAGCCGTCGACGACGTGTTGGTGACACCGACCTCACGGATCCGGGGCCGCTTGGCCGCAGTCGCGTACAGGCTGAGCATCGCCCGTGCCGCGGTGCCGACCACCGTGGACCGGCTGCCATGGGCGTATCTCATCGGTTACTCCTTCGATAGCCGATTAGGCGAGCCGTTGAGGGCTGACCGGGACGTACAGGTCGGTGGCCGGGTTGCCTGGCATGATCTTGGCGTCGCCCATGATTGTGTAGATCTTGCCGGTCTCATCGGTGAACGTTGTCATGCCCGGCGTCTTGTCGGACGGGTCGAACCGGGCGACGACCTGACCGTCGATGCCGTTACGAACCTCAGCCCAGTAGAGAGACCCGGTGAGCCGCTCGAGGGTTCCCTCGGCGCGGGTGCCGAACTCGAGAGCGCGGGTACCGGCAAAGATCGATGTGACACCGGCCTGGGTGACTTGGCTGAGCTGGGTCCACGGTCCCTGTCGGGTCGGGGCGGTGTAGAAAGTGATGACACGCTGTGACGCCCCGTTGTCGACGTCGAGCGTGGCCCGGACGATGATCCGTTTGCCGGGGACGATCGGTAGGACCGCGGAGTCGGCGGCGAGGGTGGCGGAGCCGTCGGCGGACCAGCCCAAGCGGACAACACCGTTGCTGCGCAGCGCAAACTGGAACGACCAGTTACCGGAGTTCGCCCGGTTGACGAGCGTGTTGACACCGGCCGGGGTGGGGTTAGCGGCGTCGAACTCGCAACGTACGTCGAGGTCGCCGGTGATTTGCAGTGACGAGTGGTGCGGGGTGGTCGCGTAGGCGCCGGACGTGCCGGGCAGCAGAAGCCGGGATCGCTTCGCGTTCTTGGGTTGCTGCCAGACCCGAAACCAGTCGACCTCGGTGATGATGAACGCCGGGGCGGCGGGGATGCCCCACTGCGTGATCATGGCCTGCGTGTAGTTGAGCGGCGCCGACGAGATGATGAACGGCATCGGCTGCGCGAACGTGTCAGGCGTCGCGCCCGTGGTCAGTCGCACACCGTCGAGGTATGACTCCACCGTGGTCGGGGTCCACCGGCCACCCCACACGTGCCAATTGCACAGGTCCGTGCCGTTGACGGTCTGCGAAGCAGCGACGTCGGGGACGCCACACGTCCCGCCCGTGTTGCGGTGTTGGACGGTCACGTGGTTGAGGTCGGCGTACGCGGTCGGCCCCGCGAACCCAGCCCGGCCACCGTTCTCGACCATGTCCCACTCGCAGAGATGCCGATCACACGGCCGGGTCCCGCCGAAGTAGTTGGCCCCCTCCAGGGCGTTGAACCAGAGCGCCAGCTTCGTCCACGGGTCGTTCGTGACTCGCGCCCGAACCTCGAAGTAGCCCTCCTCCCACGCCAGCGCGTTCGGGTAGCGCGGGATCCCGGGGTCCTGCGGGCCGAGCGACCAGACCTCCTCGTAAGGACGCGGGAAACTCAGGTCGGCGGTGACGGTGAGGATGCTCGACGAGGCGACGACGTGCCCCGACGGCCAGTCGACGCCGTGCCACGGCGGGGGGCTCCAGATGCTGCGGTCGAGGGTGTCGAAGTCGTCCTCGAAGACGAGCTCGTAGCCCTGCCCGGCGATCGGTGTAGGTTCCCCCGGCGGCGCGGGCATGACCGCTCAGACGGTGATGCGGAAGAGGCCGTTGGCGTGCCAAACGACTGTGAAGGTGCCGTTGGTCACGGACTGGGCGGTTCCGAACCAGTTGTAACAAACCCCCGGGTCGTCTGGCGTGGTGAGGGTGTCGTCGTACACCAGGGCACCCATGGCCGAGGCGATATCGGCGGTCGCACCCGCTGAGGCGGTGTTGTCGGCGTCGAGCATGATGACCCCGGTCGCCGGATTCGTGACGTCGGGGTTGACGAGCGGCCGGCCCCCCGTGGGCCAGTCGGTACCACCACCGGACGAGTCGATGACCTCGTTGGCGACGAGCCATTGGCCGGCGGCCTCGTTGTACCCGGTCGTGGCCGAGTCCTTGTCGGGGGTGATGCTGTTGTTGAACAACGCCACCTTAAAGGCGTCGGTGTCGAGGTCGAACACCTCGGTCCGGTCGAAGGCGTGGGTCACCATCTCCCGGAAAATCGCTGATGCAGTCCAGGCCATATCAAACGTCCCCTTCACCTTCGGCCGCACCTGCGGCCGCTTCGACATCTCGAGCCTTGGCTGCCGCCACCTCGTCCTCCGTCGCCTTCAAGGCGGCGACGAACGTGCGACGTGCAGCCTTGGTCTGGTCGACATGCTCGCGCAGCCGTTCCAGCTTGCGGTCGATCCTGTCGACCGCCTCGCGGTAGTAGGCGACCTCGTCCTCCGCTGCCGCCACCGATAGATCCATTGTGGTCATTCGGATCTCCCTACTCCGGTCACATAGCGAGCGATGTGCTCGCAGAGATTGTCGAACAGTTCGTGCTGAGGATCGAGGCAGCAGGCTTGGCCCTCGTTCGCAGCGGCACAATGATGGACGTGATCTTTCTGCAGGGGATCTTCGCTCTGCCAGTCGCCACCGCCATAATGCCGGAGGGCTTCCGATATCGAGTCTTTGAGCGTCATTCGATCTTCCCTAGGGCGCAGGGCGCAAGCACCGCGCAATCGTTACCGTCATCCCGGGTCGTCACCACCGCCGACACCCCGCGGCCCTCACCGTCGTACTGCAGCCGTTGCGAGCGGCCCTCGTAGTCCTCATAAGCGACCGCTTCGACCTTGCAATCAACCCCGGCGGCGACCATGGGGGCGGTCAGCCCGCGGAGCCCCCGGCAAGCATGGAACCGGGTGTGTGGCTGCACATCATGGGTGACTTCGGTGAGCGTGCAGTTGGGGCACACCCACCGCTGTTCAGGGGTTAGGTTCATGCCACGAGCACCCCGACACGCCGGTATGGGTCCAACAGCAGCTGGACATCGACGTCAAGCCGGTTCGACACCCGGATGTGCCCGAACTCGTTCCCGAACCCGGTGATCCCCTCCGGGGAGTTCCGCCGTTTCATCACCCGGGACGCTTGCAGCAGGCAGGCTTGGTGGACAGGTTCGGGGACGTCGGGCCACCCCCAGATGCCGGTGATCCGCACCCGGTTGCCGAGAGACCCGGGTGTGGATCTGATCGGGAACGTCCGGTTGCCGATGGCTTCGATCCGGGTGTAGGGGCGACCGGTGGGCTGGTTGACCGGCCATAGCTGGTAGTCGCTGGCATCCCACACGGTCTCGTACGTGCCGTCTCCGCTCTCGTCGGTGGCGACCTCGGTGACGGAGACGAGGTCGGCGAACGAGTACAGGTCGAACGACCGCGGGTGGTGGGGCGAGAACGTGCGGGCCACCTCGCTGCCGGTTTCGCCGTCCTGCCAGAAGTGCCGGTCGCAGTAGTCGTCGATCCACCGGGTCACCGCCTCGAGCGTCCCGGTGGCGACGAGGTCGTCGTCAGTGTCCTTGAGGCCGGCCCAGGTCTTGAACTCTGGGAGAGTCGCGTACGGGGCGAGCGCCATCAGCCGGCCTTGGCGATTTCCTCACGCAACCGGTCGGCACCCCACCGCTTGTCGACCTTCACCCCGGCCGCTTCCGCGGCAACGCGCAACGCCTCGAGTTCGGCGTCGTCGTCCTCGACATCAGGGACCTGCACGGCCCGCTTCTCACCAGGGGCAGCGGTGGCCTGTTCAACCGCCCGGGCCTCGGTGATGTCGTCGAACAGGTGCTCGCGGCCGTCCATCACCTCATAGCCGAGCTCGTTGGGGATCAGGGTTCCGTCGGGGACCATGAGCCCATCGGGGCCAGCGAACCCGCCCCGGCAGCGCCACACACCGCTTCGTGTCTTCTTGCCCATAAGGCATCTCCTCAGTAGAGGGTGAATGGCTCGGCCGGCTGGTCGAGCTCGACATCACGGTCGATGACAACATGGACCCGCGGCCGCGCGGTCGGGTTGTCAACCGAATGCTGTTCCCAATGCCGAACCAGGAACGGAACCCCGACTGTGGGGGTAAACGTCAGGTCGTCTTGCGTGAACGTCCCCGACGATTGGACTGGGACCTGCCAGCGTTCCATGTAGGGGCCGGCGTCCCGGTGTGGGCGGATGAACCCGCCGGGGTCGATCCGTGACAGCCAGGCGGTGTGTACCGGGTCGAATTCGTCGAGCACGAACCCCCATGGGTCCGCGGCCGCTAGCCGGCGGCCGTGATCGACAAGCACCACACGCCGGTAGCCGGCGTGGACCCCGGTGGCATCGAATGTGGATGGCAGTGACCATGCGGCCGGTGGGATCCGGCCCAACGCCTGACGGAGAAGGGCCGGATCGAACACCGGGTTGGCGCCTTATCAGGTGACGTTGAGGACGCGGAAGGCGCCGTCGTTCACGGAGTCGGCACCGACCCGGAAGTAGGCGTACCAGCCGCGCTGCCCCTTGGGCAGGTTGTTGTCGACGTGGAACAGGTGGGGGATGAACTCGACGGTCATGCCGATCCGGTCGGCGATGACGTAGTTCGAGAAGTCCCCGAACACCAGCATGAGGTTGTCGGCCAGAGCGGTGATGACACCGTCCAGGGCCTCGGCCTCATACGCGTTGCGGCCCATCAACAGGGCGGGCCGGTCGGCACCGATCCGCTCCCACAATTGGGCGCCGCCTTGCGTGTCGAAGTTCCGGGCCAGGTTGTAGGTCAGGTTGTTCGCCAGCCAGGAGGCGCTGGCCCGGTAGCGGGCCGGGAGCGCCCCGTGGACCTTGTAGACGTCAGCCGAGGCGAACACGTCAGTGGTGGTCGACGTGACGACCGATGCACCGCCGGTGAGGGCGGTGATGATGCCCTGTGGCTGCGAACCGGAACCGGTCGCGAACGCGGTGGCCTCGAGCGTCTCCTTGCCGAAGGACAGCAGACGGCCGACCTCCTGGGCGACGTTCTGCTCATCGGCGAGCGCCTCGATCGAGATCGGGACGAAACCCGCGGCCTTGCGGATCGTGATGGTGGGCTGGGCGAACGTCGTGGCGTCGTCGGACACCTCGGCGGCCTCAGCGTCCCACGACCACGACACCGCACCGGACGACACGCCGTTCCACACGTCGCCGGTGGCGACGACCTGCCGGGCGGCCTGACGGATCTGGTTCAGGCTGCCGTCGGAGGTGATGATGACGGTCGGGTCGAGCTGGAACGGAACCAGGTAGCCGCCGGCGTTGTCGGTGAGCGACATGGCACGGGTGACCGCGTCGCGTTCCTCCGGGGTGAACTGGTTGTCCTGCCCGCGGGCCGCCTTGGCGAAGGCTCGCAGGTAGGCGGGCGTCGACGTGGCGAGGCACATGCGGGCGATGTCGCCGCGGTCGTTGTCGAACTGCTCGATGATCGACGTGGCGGCATCGCGGCGCGACTGGTTCATGCCGGGCATCTGCTCGATCGCAGAGAACGCCCGGGCCCGCAGTTCCTGACCGACCTCGCCAGGGGTGCGGTTGAACGTCCGCATCTCGGAGAGGTCCCACGGGTTCTTGAACCGGCGGTCCTCGACCGAGTCGGGGTCGAGGATGTCCCGGTCGAGTTCACCGCGGTCCGAGCCGCGCTCGACGGTGACGTTGGTGGTGGTGCCGGGGCGGGGCTGCACCTGGGCGCGAAGCCGGACACGCTCGGCCTCGGCCTTGCGGACCAGACCGTCAGCGTGGTCAGCGACCTCGCTCGACTCGGAGACGAGCTCGTCCCAGTAGGTGCGGTCTTCGTCAGTGAGCTCGGGCTTGCCTTCGAGACGGGCGATTTCGTCGGCGATGTCCTTGAGGCGGTTGACCGCCTGCGTGTGGGTGAGTTCGAGTGCCATTTCATGCGCTCCTAGCGCGTGTGGCAGCTACCAAGCCACGGATGTCCTTGGACGACGCCGGAGGAGTCCATGGCGGAGGCTGCGCGGGCTGATAGGTGGAGCGCGAGTGGCCGTTGGCCGGCTCGTCTGCTGTGACGGCTCGGTCCTCCGAAGTGCCATCGGCGGCTTCGGGGGTCTGAGTGTCCGGGTCCGGAGTGCCATCGGCGGCTCCGGTCGGGTTCTCGGGGTTGTCACCCCGGAGAAGGATGGTTGCGATCTCGCGGCGGGTGTTGTCGTCGGCGGCGATGAGACTGCGGGCGAGTTCGAGGCTGCGGACGCCGACGTCGGTCCCGTCGTAGGCGGGCCACACGACCGGTCCGAGCTCCATCAACCGAACCTCGGTGATGGTCCGTTCGGGAAGATCGGTGTCCTGGTCGGCCCACTTTTCGGCGACGACCGAGAACCGGAACGACATGCCGTCGATCGACTCGTTTTCGATCGCCTCACGCACGGGTTGGACGAGCCAGTTGTCGGCAAGGCGGGCTTCGACGAACAGGCCGTGGGAGTCTTCCTTGAGTTTGCGAATGCTGCCGATCGGCAGCGACCCGATGAGCGGGTGCTGGCCGTGGTCGAACTGAAGCCGGACACGTGACCCGTTTTCTTGGAGGGTCTTGCGGAACGCTCCGGGGGCGATCCGTTCCCGGAACCGGCCCTCCCACGAGTCGATGGTCGTCCACTCGTTGAACACGGCACCATGGCCGGTCAAGGTGAGACCGTCGTCGCCGTCGGCGCGTTCGAGCGCGAACGGGGCCGAGCGGACGAGATCGTCACGAGGTGCTGTCATCGTCGTCCTCCACGGGGTTACCCGCCGTTCCGGAACCCGCGAGGGTGGTGCCGGGCTCCTGTAGCTGCACCGAAAGCTTCCCGGTGTGCTCGAGCAGGGTGATGTCCTGGGCGTCGACCGCTTCGATCGCCGACACAGGGTCAAACCCGCCGTCGACCAGGGTCCGCAACGACGTCGCCTTCACGCTTTCAATGTCGGCTGCGTCCTTAGCGTCCTCTTGCAGGAACGGGATGTCGTTCGCCAGATACCAGAGCTCGGCACCCCTAGGGGCAGCGACCATCGGGGCGAGCGCCCCGCACGCTTGCTGCCACAGGTGACGCATCGTGATATCAGCGAAACGGCGCCTCGAGGCCGCATAGTTCCCGGCGTTCAGCGACGACCCTTGCATGCCTTCGGAGAACTGGGCGATCACCGCGCCGACCCCGGACGCCGCAGCGATCCGGGTCTCCCCCGCACCCTGCACCGCCTTGAAATCGAGAGACTTCATGTCAGCACCGACAACGGTCACATCGGCGCCAGCACCCAGATAGAGAGTCTTGCCGGCGTTCACGGCGCCCTTGTGGGAGGCGTCCATCATGTCGACGAACATCTGGAACTGGGCGGGGGTCACTTCCTTCGCCAACGACACCGCCAGGTTGGGGGTGGCGGCGTTGTCGATGAACGTTGTCTTGTGGCGGCTGTACGAACTGTCGCCCATCACCTCACGGATCACCGGTGTCAGCCAGGTCATCCCCCGGAAATTGGCGACCGGATCAGGTTTCGGAGCGAAATGGCACACCTCGTCCGGGAACAGGATCGTCGGGTCCCGGTCCCGGGCCCCGCCGTCCCAGTAGGCGTAACCGACCTTCCTGGACCCGAGCGGACCGGCTCCGATCGTGAGGGGTTCGAGGATGATGTCAACCCAGTCGGGGCGTAGCCGGACGATGCCCTGGTCGGTGCGGGCACCGTAGAAGTTCCCTGCCAGGTCGGCGTCGACGAGCATCCACGCCAACAGGTCCCCGGTCGTTGCGTTCGGCCACGGCTCCTCAAGCGGGGCCAGGGCGTTCGTCCCAAACGTCTTCCCTGGCCGACCGTCGTTGAGTCGCCGCCACTTGAATCGGGCCTGCGTGAACACCTCCAGCCGGACGGCGTTGCAGGTCCACACGATCCCGTTGCCTTTGAGACCGTGACTGACGAACCCCAAGAAGTTCGCTTCGATCGGCTCGGTCTTCGAGCCGGGCATCGTGGTGTTCACACCCAGCGGATACTGGGAGCCTTGGAAACCAAACGACCCGAATCCCATCGACTGAGCTAGCCAGCTCGCGTAGTCCTCGGTCGTGTACCGCTTCTCGTCGGTGCCGCGCCGTCGGAGGGGTGCCAATAGCTTCATCTGCTACTCCCCTTCCAACGCTTGCTCTGCCAGCCATGCGCCGGCGAGCAGCGACACCCCCGCAACAGCTAGGCCGGCCGGTGCCCCGAACGCCATCCCGGCAGCGGACACCAGCAGTAGGCATCCGGCGGACACCATGAGGACAACGATCACCGCCAGGCCCCGAGAGGCACGAGGTTGGCTGATGTTTCGGGCATGGTCATCGCCGCCTCCAATGCCAGAACGGCGGCGATCCCGGCGTCGATCTTGCGGGTGTCCTCACCCTTAGTGAACACGTAGCGGGTGCGGCCGTCGTCGTCCTCGGCGGACACCTTGACCTTCTTGCGGGCCATCGCCAGCGTGTGCGCCGTCAACACCGGCGAATCGGGGTGCGACAGGCTGCCTTCGCCTAGGGCGGTGGAGAACCGGTCGCAAGCAAACGCCATCCGCCGGGCCTGGTTCGTGTCGAAGAACAGGACGGTCTCGTCGCCGTAACGTTCCATCCACCGTTCGATCTCGGTCTGCCACTTCGGCGGGTCACACAACATCCGTCCGACCTGGTAACGGTCGAACGTGTCCTCGATCGTTGCTTCGACCTCGAGCCGGGGGATCCGCCAGTCCCTATCCGCGTTGACGGGGCGTTCCCACACCCGGATCGGGAACAGATGCCCATCCTCAGTACAGCCGACGAGGGCGGTGGCGTCGTTACGGATGCTGCCGTCGAACCCCAACCCGATCCGCTCCCCTGCCGCGACGGTCCGCGGGCTGGCGAGCTCGCGCCACCGGCGGGGGTCGACGGCGGCGCCGATGCCGGCGACGAGCTGGTTGAGATAGAACCGGCGTGCATCAGCCGGGTCGGTGGCCGGATCCTGGATCTCGGCGATGATCCGGCGCAGATCCACCCACTTGGCGTCCCCGTAGGCGACCTTCAGGGCCCGGCGGAGCGTGCGCTTGTCGGTGAGATCTTCAACCCAGGGGGCTTCGACGGCGTCGTAGCACAGGCCGGGTTCGCCGTTCTCCCACGCCCTGTGCGTGTCCTCCGCCACCGACCGTTCACCCGGGACGAAAGCGTTGGTGGACTCGAGCGACCGGCCACCCATCTTCCCCAAATTGCGGCGCAACGTGGCTGCGAGCCGGCGTCCACCATTCGACGGGGTCCAAAGGTGCGTCTCGTCCAGGACGGCACCAGAGATCGGCTGACCCTCACGTGACCCGGCCGACGCCGTAACCGGTTCGATCACGCAGCCGGGACGGTCGCGGATGAACACCTTGGTGCGGCCGAGGTCGAGCCCGTAGTCGTCGAGCGCCGGCGACCCCGCCAGCATGGCGTACAAGGCCGAGTAGGTGTTGCCGGTCTGGTCTTCGGAGCAGGCGGCGATCTGAACCCACGGGGTCGGCCACGGTTTCCCCACCGGCAGGCCGTGAGCGTCGAACCCGTCAAACAGGACCGGGCCGGCAAACTCGCCGATCGCCCACGCCGCCAACATCGGCGACTTCCCCCACCCCTTACACCGCCTCGACGCACCCCTGCGGTACAGAAACCGGCCCGTGCGGGCATCGACCTGGTACCAGCGGACCATGAACGTCGCCTGCTCGTCCGTCAACCTGAGCGGCTTCCCGTAGTCGGGCCCGGAGGGGATGCGCAGGTAGGTCTCGTACCAGTCGAGGAGCGCCCAACCGAGGCTCGGCGTGTTCTCCGGGGTGATGTACTCAGCGGCCATGGCGGCGAACGTCGATGACACCTTGCACAAGAACCACGACTGCCCACAGCACGAGGCCACCGATGATGACCCCGAAGGCGATCGTGTCACCGAGAGTCAGCTCTCCCCAGAAACGATCGGCGCTGAGCAGCATCAGACGGCCTTGAGCTTGCGCGGCTTCACCTGCCGCACACCAGCCACCGACTTCCCATCCTCCACCGGCCGCGCCCACCGCCGATCCTGCTGACCCTTCGG